GATGCTCTCAAAGCGGCCGCTAAAAAGGAGGACTAATGGCTTACAAACAAGGCACTTGTTGGGATGGTTACGTTCAAAAAGGAATGAAGAAAAAAGGTAAAAAAATGGTTCCTAATTGTGTTCCTGTAACTAAAGCTGCCATGGGACGAGCTATGTTTAGCCAAACTACCTCAAAAGCTCCAGGTGATGCACAACGAGAGAAATATATTGGGTCTTACATGAAATCTGAAATAGCAGGTAAGAAAGTAAGTAATGATAGTCTAGTCAATTATTATGGGGATATGTTAAAAGGATTTAAATTATGAGCAGAAGAAATAGATCAGGAATGATTGGTAAAAATATACCAAAATTATTATTAAGAGCGATTGGCAATGATCCAAAAAGATTACAAAAAGTATTAGATAAATTTAAAGAAATAAGAAGACAACCAAAACTTCCTGGTTTAAAAAAGGGCGATGCTGTAGTTAAAACTGTAGCTGCTAAATTAAAAAAAGCATCAAAAGCACATGCGGGACAAGCAAAAGCACTTGAAAACGTTGTTAAGAAAAAAGGCGGTGGATTGATGGATTACTATAAGGATATATTATAATGGCTACATCAGGGACTACAGGATTTGATTTAAATATAGATGACATTATACAAGAGGCATACGAGAGATGTGCAATTGTAACTAGTTCAGGTTATGATTTAAAATCTGCTAGAAGATCTCTTAACTTATTGTTTGCAGAGTGGGGTAATAGGGGAATACACCTTTGGAAGGTGGAGCAAGATGAGAATGCTTTAGTAGCAGGACAAGCTTCTTATACAGTTTCATCAGATGTAAATGATGTCTTAGAAGCATTTATATCTTCAACAGCTGCTGCGTCTAACACTTCAAATACACAAGATATATCTTTAACAAAGATAGATAGATCAGCATATGCAGCTATAC